TACCGCCAACTGTAAGGTTTCCTGTTAATAATCTATTTGTATCTGGTATTGGTACATAATCTAAACTTTGCCATGCAGTTGTACCATCACCTATTTTAAACTTTTTAGTATCTGATTCTATCCCCCATTCACCTGCTAACAAAGTAGGATTATTACTTGTCCAATTACTTGCAGTATCTCTTCTTTGCTTTTGTAAAGCATTTAATGTAATTGTCATTTTAAATGGAGTTTCTTGAATCTATTATATAAGTTCTAGCAGGTGAAGAACTACTTGTTAAGGCATCTAAAATATATTCTCTAGCAGTTGTAGAAGAAGAACCACCATTAAATACTAAATCTCCTATATCAATAGGAACTGATATTAATTCTATTTGTACATCCCATTTGCTTGTTAAATTACTATCTGTAATAGTTGGTGAAGTTGAATATAACCAACCAAAATCGCTAACTAAAGCAATAGGCGGGGATGCGTAACCACTCCAAACACTAGAAGATAAAAAGAAAATTTCAAAACTACCACTTTGCCCATCAAAATGTGTTCTAATAAGATTTACTTGAGTTTCTGTTAAATTTAAAAAGCCTAATTGTAATACTTGTTCAGTACGCCTATTACCTCTCCTAAAACCTGTTGTAGCTCCACTAGATGCCGTTTGTATAGCATTAGGAAAATCTCCAGTTATAAATAACCTGCTACTAGGAACGATAGATGGGAAAGTAGCCATTATAAAGGTACGCTTATAAGTTCAACAGATACACTATAACGACTAGGTGCAGATATACTTATATTTAAAGGGTTGGAATATCTCCATTGGTAATTAGTACTATTTACAGGTGGTGTAGTCCATGCAGACCAAATAATAGAAGACAAATCAAAAGATACTATTGAGCCATTTTGTCCATTAAAATGCGTTATTATACTTTGTGCCTCTGTTTCTGTTAAATGTTCATAATCAATTCTTAAAGTCTGCTCTACTCTTTTATTTGCTAATTTAAATCTAACATTACCACCACTTAAACCTTCATGGACATTTTGCGGATAATCTCCATATCCTAATGTAGTTTTTAAAGGCTCTAAACTTGGAAAAGTTGTCATTGTAAAACAGTAAAAGTACCAGTAGTTATTTCTAAAGATATTTCTGATTTATCATTAGTATCTAAAGGAAAATGTGTTGCCTGTATATTGCTAAGACCATCATTATCATAAGTAATGCTAGTAATCTGATAATAATTTATTTCTGTTCTGTCATCACCTACGCTATTTTCTCTTTGTAGTTGTAATTTTATAATATTTGTAGGTATAACTGAAGTTGTTAATAATGGAGTAGAAAAACTTATGTTATGGGTGCTATGTTTTCGTCTTGCCAGTTCATATTTTGCGTATAAAATTGCATGGTTTACATCACTACAACATTCTGAGAGGTCAAATTGCTCAGTTGGTGAGTCTAAAGCACTACTTGTAAACCTTACGCTTACAGTTTTACGTCTTGAAACTGCGGTTGGAATACAATCTGTATAAATAACATTAGATATAAATTCTCTTCTATCTTCAACATTTAAATATATTTTTTTAAATGAACCTGAGATAATATTAGCTTCAGTAAATGTAACAGCAGGTGTAATAGCAGTTGTATCTATTTGATTGCTACCATTTATAGGTAATGTTGGCGCAAATTGATATTTTCCACCTACAGATAAAAAAGATAAAAAATAATATGGTGCAATACTAGAAATATATTCAACAATATTTACAGCTTTTGCAATTATTCCATTAAAAAACATGCTGTTATTAGTACAAAAAGTACTTAAACTTTGTAAATTACTTACTTCTACAGGTGCAACTATTTGAGCCGTATTATTACCATCAATTTTTTTATAAATTTTGAATAGGTGCATTGCTAAATCTATAAACTGATTACTAGCACCATTTGTATAACTAGAACCAGATAAACCTGCACTAAATAAATCTACTTTTACACCCTGTTCATAAAATATATAAAGTTGTTTTGTTGAACTTGGAAATGTACCGGCATTAGGTTCTTCATATAAATTACCGCTTGTAGTTAAAAATGTAATATCAGCAAAAGAACTATTATTATTAGATGTGTTTTGAATTGTTGTACTAGTTCCTATAACTGTTTCACGTTGTACACCTTCTAATGTTCCTGTACTTGCTGGATTACTAGTATTAGTTTGTGTATTAGTAGAAACATGAGTATATTTAAAAATAAATTTAGTTCTACCTCCACTCACTTGCTGAAGTGCTGTTAAGTTTGAACCAGTAAGGGGTGAAAATAAACCAGTACCTCCAACTAAAGAACGTAATGAAATTACAGTGCCAACTGTCTGACCACCTACTAAAGAACCTGAACTATACCTCCCATTAAATAAAAACTGCATATCAGAAGAACCTATATAAGATTGATATGCGGTAGTTATATTGTCTCCAGTTTCAGCATCAAAAACTTGTAAAGATGCAACAAATGTAGTATTAGAAGTATCGCCTGTACCTCTAGTAATTGATCTAAGATCATAGTAATCTACAGCTTGATCAGGATTTTTTATTAAATTACTACCAGAAGTTTTTGTAGTTTCACTTAAATATGTATAAATATCATTACCACAATATAAACCGGAACCAGTTATAGGGCATGAATTAGGTGAACTAGCTAATGATGCGGCAGTACTATAAACATGGCTTAATGTTACAGATGTATCATCTAAAAAACTTAATTTTATTAATCCTGTGTATGCTTTAGCTTTTATTGGACTACTTACTATTTCACCTTGAGATATTACATAAAGTAATTTTTGTACAAAGCTATCAGTTCCAGCTTTTACTAAATTAGGTTGTATCCAAACACCACCAATATTATTAACTCTTTTACCAAAAACTATAGGAACAGTTTCACCTGTTTTTGCTATTTTTTGTGATACGTTTAAATCTGCATCTGGATGTTTAAAATTTTCTAAACTATCATCTAATATTTGAGAATTTTGCCCAACTTTTGATTTACGTTGCTTTAAACCTGTAAAAGATGCTCCTTTATAAACAGTTCCAATAGGTACAGGCTTATGACCACCTAAATAATATTTACCATCAACTGTTGATTTTTTATCTAATGTGCCTCTTTTTCTCATTAAATATTCTCTTTATCCATAATATAAGGTAATATTTCGGGTGGAACTAAAAATGTAGCAAATTTAATAGTTTTAATTTTTTTTGTACCAGTTAAAACTGTGTCATCAGCAGTTTTATATACTCTTTTATCATCAATAATATGAGCTGTTACATCTGTAACTTCTGTATTATCTTCTAATACTGCTTTAATATCTTTTGCAAAAATAATTGTATTCATGTAGCAACAAACCTTCCTAATAAATCACTACTAATACGTTTTGAGGGTACTTGTGCTTTTTGTTTTGATATTGCAGGGGTAACACTCCATGAAACTGTAGTATCATCAATGGTTGCATTATCTATTGTGCCTATATATCTACAAATTAAGTTTGCAGAATTACTAAATGTATCTTGACCTATTGTTTGAGTATATAAAGATGCAATTACTAATCTATCGCCTGTCATTGCTGTGTCTGTTAAATCAACAATAGAAGCAGTAGCAGCTAAATTTATAGTCAAAGTATTTATATCACTAGCTTCAGTAGATGCAAATCCATTAGCGTCAAAAGCTAAATATGTAAAGTTTATATTTTGATCTATTGCTGAATCTGCTGTAAGGTTTTGTGCAGATTGATAAAAATTTTGATGTGCAAGTGTAGGAGACCTTTTGCCACTACCATTTAAAACGTTAGATTTATCTGCGTAATATTCAAGAAAAGTTAAAATATCAAAATTAGCCATAATTAAAAGTAGTAAGTCGTACCACCCGCTTGTAAATAATTCATTGTTTGAGTTGTTGCACTTGAAACGGCACTTTGTAAATCTTCAGTAGTAACGTAATTTGTACCATCCATTTGTGTTACGTTTCCTGTTTGTATATTTACATTTGGCGGTTTTGGTCTTCCTGAATTTTGATTAATTGAATAACCACCACTAGGAAGTTGAGTAGCTGACAATGTAGTAGGGTTACTACTTGGGATTGTATGTGTTGTTGTTGGTCTAGCAAAATCAGCCCCTACGTTACCAGCACTCATATCTTGCCCTGAGAATGCATAACCAGATGTATAGGGTAAAGAAGGACTTGAACTGCTTGAACTGCTTGAACTACTTGAAGATGAAGATGAAGATGAAGACCCTGTAGAACTTGGTTTCGGTGGATTTGCTTGCGCGCTTCTAACTCTTCCTAATAAACTTAAAATTCGTTGTAAAAATTTTATAAATCCTCTTAAAGGGGCTGTAGCTACTTTTATTGCCTGTTGAACTATATTAGGTAATCTATTAAATGCGTTTTGTGCCAGATTCATAGCATCATTAAAAACATTACCTATAAAATTTGGTATTATCATAAATGTATCTACAAAAAATTGTCCTACAGCTTGTAGTGCAGCACCTATCTGATCTCTAAATTTAAATATCAATACACCAAGACCAATAATTGCTAAAGGTATTGCTGCTCCAGCTAAAAGAGGTGCAAAGAAACCTACAGCAGCACCTATAGCCGTTCCTAATGCAGCAATTCCTATAACTATACCTCCTAAAGCAGGTGCAATAATAACTAAACCTGCACCTAATGCTGTAGCACCTGCAATTATTGTTTGTAATGGCCCAGGTAGATTTGAAAACTTTTCTAAAATACTTGTTAAAAAGTTAACAAAAGGTGTGAATGCAGGTAATAATTTAGTACCAATCACAGTACTTAAGTTTTGCATTGACTTGTTATATAACTTAAATGAGTCAGGTGGTGGTACATCCATTTCTTTTAATTTCCTCATTGCTTCTATAATCACATCTGTTGTTAAAGCACCATCTGAACTTAATTGTTTAAGTTCTCCTACTTGTACACCCATTACATCTGCTACAGCTTGACCTATTGCTGGTAATCTTTCCATAATCGACCTAAACTCATCACCCTGTAATACACCACTACCCAAAGCCTGACTGAGTTGTAACATTGCGCCCTCAGTATCAGCAGTTGATAAATTGTATCTTAAAGCTGCATTGTTTAATCCTAAGTATGTATCTTTTATTTGTTCCAAAGATATACCCATAGGTCTTAATCTTCCAAAAAGATCTGATACACCTTTAGTAGCTGTATGTTGACCTATACCAAACCTTTCAGCAGCTTCATCAACAAATCCTAGTACTTGCTTATGTTCACCATATTCTTCAGTTAATATTTTTAAAGTTTTTTGTGTTCTTTGCATATCAATGCCGGCTTTTAAAAAACCTGTTACTGCTGCAGTAGCACCAATAGAGCCTAATACACCCATTAAGCTGTTACCAGCAGATTTAAGCTTATTAAAAGCTGTTGCAGCCCTATTAGATGATTCTTTTACTTTTCCTAAACCTTTATTTAAACCATTAATAGAGTCTTGTCCTGTTACCTTTGCTTTAATTGTATATGTGGTTGCTAAATCCATTATTTATTTTTATCGTTTACAGTTTCTACTATTTTAGCCTCTAATACCTGTAAGTCAGCAAGTATTTCTAAAGGTTTTTTTATTTGTTTTTTATTTAGCTTAAAAATCCATTGTAAAGCATTGTAATCAAGGCCAATAAGAACACCCTGATCTATTCTCCATTGAGTCTGAATTTGTACGAATATTGTCATAGCTAACCAATTAGAGGGCAAAACTTCAAATGTTTTTTCTTCTTCTTTTTTTTCTTCTATGGGCTGATCAAATAGTACAGCATCATCTTTAGCAGTATCATCTATAACACGATCACCACACCAAAATAATGCAGCCCCTTCTAGTTTTTTACTTTTTGTTTTGTTAGTTCTGCAAAATAAATTTCAACTAACCTATTCGCTAACATTGGAAATTCTAAAATTTGTTTTTTGGTTGCTTTTGAGTAAGGTATTTCTTTTTCACCGTCTGTAATACCATCCCATCCCACTAAAATTTCATCTGCTATAAGAACGTCACTAATGTTTTCACCATCTGTAATACCTTCATCTAGTTCTTTTTGTTTTTTATCTGCTTGTTCTCTTATTTCATTTATTCTAGATTGTGGAATAATTTTAAAAACAGCATCGAATGTTTCTTCTTTTTGTAACCCACCATCTGAGGGCGTATAAAACTTAATAGGCTGTGTAAAAGTTGCCTCTTTTTTTAAAATAAACATAAATTTTTATAATCTTCTCTAGGGTAAACCCTTTTCTATTACTTAGCAACTAGGTAAATGCAAGCGAAAATTCATCTGACCCTGCATCTGTTGGAGTTGCGTAAAATGGAAGACTGAGCATTGTTATGCCATCAGAATCTTCATATGTAGGCTGTCCTAAATCTGTTTGTGGACAAGATACAGTAACAATATTACCTGCACCACCTGAATGGCTCCAAGTGTTTGTGCCAGTAGTTGTACCTGTAGCCAGTGTGAAAAAGTTTTTAGATGATAATGCCACTGCCTCAATAACCATAGTTCCTGAAGGTCTGCGGTCTGTAATAAGTGCTTCTTTTGTACCGCCTACTAACTCTCTATAAATAACTTCATTAGCAAACTCTAACTCCCAAGATTGTAAAGCCCCAGAAAAACCAAATACAGAAAAACTAGAGGTATTTCCATTTTTAAATAGTACAGGATCAGGTTGTAATGACTTTGTTACAGTTGGTAAAGCAGTATCAGTAGGAGTATTAAATATCCCCTGCATTTCAAAATTTATACGGGGTATTTCATTAACAGCACAACTAATAGAAAAAGTACCCCTACAACCTGTGACCTTATGTCTTACACCATCATAGTTAACATAAAAAGTAACACTACTTTGAGTAGCTAATGTAGAGGGTGTATAGGTAACTGATGTAGATGAAACTGTAGCTGCTGATAAACCACAAGCTTTTAATATTGGGTCATATTTTGGCGCGGTTCCAGCACTTCCAGAACCTACCATAAAAACACCAAAACTAAGATTAACCTTAGTATTAGCTAACAAGACAGGGTAGTTTCCAGCGTATGGGCGGATAGTTTCCTGTTCAACTTCATCACTTGCTACTGGTTCTATTTCTAAATCAACAACCTCTACATAGTTTGCACTTCCTGTAGCAGTCGGATCACTTCCATAACTGCCTTCTACCTTAGCAAGTAAGGATCTTTTTCTATGTAGTTTTGGCATTTACCTAATTACCTAATAGACACTATGTATATATCATAAACCCTTATAGAAATAATGTAACTATCATTGACTTAAATCATTAATTTCTGTTCTATATCTTACAAGATATTCACAAGCTATAACTCCTGTAGGTTGATCTGAGTCAATAGTTTGTATATCTACATTACCAGGTTGTACATCTATCGCATACCCATTTAATGTTAGATCTGCCATTATTCGACTATGCATATTAACAACAGTTGCATCTGATGTTGTAATAGGTGTAGAAGAACGGACAATAACACTACATCTAACAGTTAAAGACCAGTCTAATGTAGGTAAACTTGTATTTTGTTCGGCACTATCGCTAACACCTTCAATTAATATACTTGGTGTTTCTGCCCTTGTTAAAGCTACAACTCTATCTCTATATGCTCTATTAGATATGCCTGTTGTAGGTGTAACAATTGTTAATATTCTTGCTAATATATTTTCTCTTTTACTTGTCATTAATTTTTTTGTAAAGTAATTTCTCTAGTTAAACCATCTAATTCTGCTGCGTTGTTTCTAACAGTATATGCTGTTCCATCAACTGTAATTGCATCTCCAGCCACTAAAGAACCAAAATCTGTATTTTTGCAATGCAATATATAACCTACTGATATAACTTGATCATTTGCTATTAATTCTGTTGGTTGATTTAAAATACCATTTGCAGTAGTTCCCCCAGAAGTGCAAGAAACACCAAAAGGGGAACCAAACATAGTTGTTAAATCATCTGCAAATGACATTAGCCATACTTAGCTGATACTAAACCTGTTACAGATACAGCACCTGCACCAGTTCCACCAGCAACTGTTGTTGAAACCTTAATAAAACGTTCTAGTGATGAAACATTTAAAAAGATTTTTTCAAACTTAGCTGTATTAGCACTTGTAGTAGTAAATGCACCATCTGTTACATCAGAATATGTACCGCCAGAAGTAGAACATTCTGTAATTTTTACAGCATATGTAATACCTGATCCACCGGCTTCAGCAGATAAGATAAATGCACCACTACCTTCATAACCTTGTAGGTCAATAGCAGAGCCAACACCAGTTGCGGCTACAACATCGTTAGATAAAAGGTCTAAAGCAGTAGTTTTAGAACCTAAATTTTGAATAGTCATTATTCAGAAAGGGGTAAAGTTTTTTTACGTTTAGTAGTTTTTTTAGGTTTTACTTGAGGTTCTACAATTTCCTCAACAACTTCTAAAGTTTCGATGGCCTTTCCAGAGTTGATTAAATCAGTTGCTTGAATAGAATCTATTTCAAAAATTTCATCTACTTTAATAACTTGACCAGCCCATAAAAAAGACCGTAAAACTTTAAGCTTCATAATTATGCACCTAAGCTATATGATGCTGCATGTCTAAATGCAACGTCTACATCTTGTAATGCAGTAATACGAATAGTACCGCTTGTTGAATGTGTATAAGGATCAACTAAAAGATCTAATGAAGACCAATAGCCAATAATACAATCAGACCAGTTACCGAACCAAAT